ACTGTAGCTTGATAAGGCCATGCAGCATTGAATGAATTGATATGCAAAGTCTCAAGAACTGCGGTGTCTCCATCAGGAGTTTTAATATAATGATTAGGCAGTTGATGTCTGACAAAACAAACTGCCCCGCCATCACCCACTTCAATACTTTCCTTGATGTCTGTCAAATCAAAATCACTACGCTCTAAAACATTACGTGCCGTATCAATCATTTCGGTATGTGATACTGGCTTGTATCGCTCACCGTGGATCGCCAAAGCTTCTCCAGTATCTTCACGATAATATACTTTTTTACCTTCAAGTTCTTTTATGTTACCGAAGTGTCCCTCATTTTTATATAATACTGGCGAGGATGAAACTTGAAAGTCTGCATCACCATAGCCATTATTACGTAGACTATCAACGGTTGCGTTGTTTTTGAAAATAGAAGTAACTGTGTTCATATGAACTCCTGATATTAAATAAATAGGTTACTAGCTTCCTATTGCTACTCTTAAAAGGCTCCACGGGGGAGGTAGCAGATGACGGTTCACGGTTCGTCCAACCGACCTCTAAGAAACTACGGAGGTCGTAAGACCTCCTCCGTAGTTTCTTAGAGATAATGTTAAAGTATTTTATCTCGCAAGTCAAGCGACAAACTGTAAATTATAAGGGTCTGCAAAGAAATTTGTCGTGCCTATCTCAGCCAGCCTTTCTTTTTTTGTAGACCCCTTGCGTGTCAGCTTACCAATTGCACCGTCCTGATCCAAGAATCTTAAATCGGTTTTATCAAAGTTAGCCAACTTAACTTTAGTTCCGAAGACCTGTATATATTCAGGTATCTTAAACTCATCTGCACATTCTTTAGTATTAAAAGAAATTGCAATATTAAGTTTAGACTTCACCGCATTCTTAAATTGTTTAATAGTTTTTGCACTATTAAATGATGCCGAAAAAGTCAGGTGATAGTTCGGTAAAGTATTACGAATAACACGCTGCAAAACTTTTGAATAATCGTAGAATTGAATGTTAGGTAGAGACTCGATAAGATCAGACCAGTCACTATCACTAGTACCATTCAATCGGATACAATAATTATCGGTTTCGTGGCGCAATATCTCAGTTCTCAAACGATCTTTGAACCCATCAGGATTTTGTAAATACTGAACAGTCCTTCTAGTCATAGCCTTTTGAACATTAGACATACCAAGTCTACCTGAAGTCCGAAGGCAAGGTTCTCTACACCCAGCAACATCAGCAAAAGCACACAAAGTTTTCTTTGCTACGATGTTTGAGGGTTGCAAATACAAGATACCTGTGGTATAATCCTTTTTAAGACCTTTTAAGATTTTAGAAGAACTATTAAACCCTAACAAAGGTAGATTATAATTATATATATAATCTTCTATGGGCTTAATAGACTTTAAAGTTATTGCATTAATTTCATTCATACTAAACAGGCCACAAGTAATGTGCATGAAAGTAATAACATTGCAAAAAGTGTAGCCTGTAAGATTGAATAACTTTTATCGGGTAGCCAAATTTCATCTTCTTCGCTTTCATCAGTGGTATATAAAGTGTGGCAAAGCTCCACTTCACAATCGAACATTTCTTTATTGTGCCACTCACTATCCTGCAACAAGTCCAAAAGAATTTCTATCTCCTCATCGGTCAGCCAAACACGTCTAACTTCTTTGGTGGTCTCATTTCTATTCATCAGCAACCTCTTCATAGAGTTCTTTCTCAATTCTGAAAAGAGTTTCTCTCATCATTTCAACATCACTCAAAGCCATCTTATCGAGTTCGTCAATGGTTATTTTAAGAATCTCGCTTAACTTATGATCTAGATGATAATTTATTTTTTTTGTTCTCATCGTTGGTTCTCCCATTATTTATACTCCTGTAGCTTGTCCATTATAGAGTGCATGGTAGAAAATGTGATATCACAAGATGTGCACTCAACTAATTCAAATTTTATATTTTCCGCTTCGTCATCTCCTTCATATGCTGCTTGAGGTCTAGAGAACAAGGCACAACCGCCATTAGAATCAAAATACAAAACGTACCAAACACCACTATAAAAATGGGGTGTACTAATGTCAGAGTAACGCTTCGTACAATAAAAAGAGAACCGTTCTTGACAGGACGATTTTGGATTACCACCATCACGATAAAAAGAGAACCGTTCTTGACGGGACGCTCTATCTTTATTTCTAATGGCCTCTGGTGTCATAAAGAATATACACTCTGCCTTCTCTAGAGCATCCATGTTAATGATGTCGTCGTCAAAAAACATATCATCCATCTTTCATTACTCCTGATTTTAAAATTAAAAGAGCAGTTTAATGTCATACTCAGGACACCAGACATTGATCTCCGCAGTCTGGAAGTTGAACAGTTTTTATCGTCGTGCTGAGGACGTTGATGGCAGTTTTCCTGTCTCATTTGGGTGTCATGCCAAGGACTACCCTAGTATTTCGTCATATAAAAATTCACTCTCATAATCCCGAGAGTTAACAAATAATGGAAGGTCTCCGCTGTTCGGACGGTAATAACGAGACTTATCATATTCCGCCATAATATCTTCACGAGTAAAATTAAACACAAGAACATATTCTGCCAAGTGTCGGTCCCTATCTATCATTGCAACAATATGCATATTAAGATCGTTATGATAGCCTACAATTTTAGCAAATATTCGCTGGCCGTGATCACTATATTGGCGACCAGTGTTGAATTGTAGTATGTCCATTCTTTCTCCTAAAGTGTGGAAAATGAGCAGTTTAATGTCATACTCAGGACATTGAATTAATATTCGATATCTATTAACTCGAATAACCCGCTCCATTCTTCATCAACAACCCCTCTCATTATAATTTCTTCTTGAAGGGGTGTCAAACCAGCATTATGAGTCCAGTATCCCTTCTTAAATCTATCCAATTGTTCAGGGGTGATATCAAATTCATCCACAAGAATGTCACCAGTTAAAATGCGTTCAGCGCCTAATAAAAACATAAAGTTGCCTTTGGTTTGAAATGGTGTGAATACCTTAAAAGATAAGATAGTCGTAAGACTATCTATCTTATCTTTTAAGGTATTCAAAGCCATTGAAAGCTAAAGGTAAGTTTATGTGGGCTGTGGCAGCTTTCTAGTCTACCACAGCCCAGTAGGTTTAAGATTGTGAATCCTCTGGATCAGGGACTCTCTGAGCCAACATTACAACGATTTGAGCAACATCGAATAAATCAGTACTCCATGCTGAACTTTTACTGAAACGACAGTCGGCTCTAGTTTTGTAGTATTCGATTACAAGATCACGAAGTTCTTTATCAAACTGCAATCGTTGCATCTCTTTAAGAAATGACATTACACCTTGCTCAAATTGCACAAGGTCTCTAACAGAACTACTTACACCAAACCTTTCACTCAGCAGGTCATTGATTGTATCTGAATCAGCCATAAAAATTCCCAAAAGTTAAAAAAAAATAAAGCCCCTCTTTCGAGGGGCTATTAAATTTACCTCAGCATTTCAAAGTCTGCCGGGACAGCAAGTCTCGGAGCCGATGAAGTCTTGAATCCCTTGGATTGTTTACCATTAGCAGTGAACTTAACTTCTTTGTTAGATTTAAGATCATCTACTTTGAGAATCTCAAGATACTTCTTAGCTGGAGAAGTCTTATTGTTTATCTTCGTTACCGAAAATAACTTGTTAATATCTCCAGCCTTCGGCTTGCCTTTGTGGACTGATTTGATTACTGCACCAAATCGGGCCTTGAGTTTATTAAACTCAAATCTTTTGATGTCATTCTCACCAATGTACTTATAAGCCAAAGTAGAAGCTACAGCATAGATAGCTTTATCAGTAGCATCTTTTGTCAGATCGTATTTAATAGCCATAGTAAATCCTATGTAATTTTCAAAATTTACCGAATCAAAAAGACTCGGCGGTTTGACCTCATCGGCCTTTAAAGTCCTAGCTGTTCCTTAAATATCTGATGAAGTCGTAAGACTTCTTCATCAGATATTTAAGGAACAGCTAGGACATCTCAGCTAGTCCTTTAAAACTTCATAGAAGTTTTAAAGGACTAGCTGGATCGTCGCTGAATTAAAAGACTATAAAGACCTAAAGGTCTTTATAGTCTTTTAATTTGGATGAACTCGGTGGCTCTCTGGGATAAACATTGAACTACTATGTAAATTATTGATAACTAAATAGAACTTCTAAGATTAAAATAAACTACAAAGACTAAAAAGACTTCAGTTTACTTTGTAAACTAGAAAGTCTTTAAAGTCTTTTAAGTTTCTTTAGATTCTATTAGTCTGGTCGGTAGGATTAGATAATTACAGAGAACTTCTAAGTCTTTAGAGGCCGAGGCAGGATGCCATGGCCCCTCCCCTATATATATACTAAATCATATACATTTTGAAACAAATTGAATGTTAACTAGTTTGGGCGGGTCTTTAAAGTCCTCTAAAGTTTCTTCATATGAGCCAAAGTGAGTTTGGGCGGGTCTTTAAAAGGGGTAGGTATATATAGATATAGCCCCGGTGGGTCTATAAACATTATAGAAATAATTTGCATATTTGTCAAGAAAAAACTTGACAAATGTGTAAACCACCTATATAATACGAGAATGAAAAAAGAATTAACAACAAAACAACAATCTTTCTTAACTCATTTAGTTGAATCAGGAGGTGATCCAAAAGTAGCAGCAGAACTAGCTGGCTATGCTCCTAATACTCATTGGCAAGTTACAAGAGCTTTAAAAAATGAGATTATAGAAATGGCCTCTAATATTCTTGCTCAGTCTGCACCAAAAGCTGCCATGAAGCTTGTGCAAGTTATGGAGTCTGATACACCTATGCCTCAAGTCAATGTAAGACTACAGGCTGCTCAAACAATATTAGACCGTATTGGACTAGGAAAAGCGGATAAACTTGACGTTAGTCACAAAGTAGAAGGAGGTATCTTTGTATTACCAGCTAAAGAAGAGGTAATAATAAATGTCGAAACGTAGGTCTAGCTCTACAATTCCTTTCGGTTATAAGCTTTCAGAAAATCCTAAATTTTTAGAAGAGGTTCCAGAACAATTAAATATATTAGAAGAAGTCAAGCCTCTAATAAAAGATAGGTCTTTGAGCTTACGAGAAGGAGCGATGTGGCTAGAATACAAAACTGGTCGTAAAATAAGTCATACTGGACTAAAAAAGATTGTAGATAATGAACGATTGGGAAATTAATCCAGATAACTATCAAAAAGATAGTGATGGTAACTTTATTTTAAAGATAGATGGAACTCCTAAGAAGCGCGGAGGTCGCAAAAAGGGCAGTAAATCTAGGGGCTATAATTATAGTAGGGCTACTCAAGCTAGGATAAAAGCCAATAAAGCAGTAAGAACTAAAGAAAAACTTATTGCAAAAGCAGAAGCTAAAATAAAGAATCAAAAAAATTCCTTAAAAAATTCTAAAGCTGCATTAGCAAAGTTAGACAATACTGAAAAAGTTTCTGAAGGTAAAGTAATTACAGAAGATAATATTGAAAATCTTCCTAAAAAAATAAAAGAAGAAGCTTTTGAAAATGTTATTTTTCGACCAAACGATGGGCCGCAGACAGATTTTTTAGCAGCCCCTGAAACAGATGTACTGTATGGTGGTGCAGCAGGTGGTGGTAAATCTTATGCGATGCTAGTGGACCCGTTAAGATTTGCTCATAGGTCTGCCCATAGAGCATTAATATTAAGACGTTCTATGCCTGAACTTAGAGAGCTTATAGATAAATCTAGAGAGTTATATCCAAAAGCTTTTCCGGGCTGTAGATTTAGAGAAGTAGAAAAAATATGGACATTTCCTTCTGGTGCTAAACTAGAGTTTGGATTCCTAGAAAGAGATGCAGATGTATATCGTTATCAAGGCCAAGCCTATTCTTGGATAGGTTTTGATGAGATTACTCATCTTAACACAGAGTTTTCTTGGAATTACTTAGCGTCTCGACTACGTACAACAGACCCTGAGATAACACCTTATATGCGTTGCACAGCTAACCCCGGTGGTGCTGGTGCAACATGGGTAAAGAAACGATATGTAAATCCTTCATCACCTAATGAAAGTTTTGTAGGTGCTGATGGTTTAACTAGACGTTTTATACCTGCTAGACTAGAAGATAATCCCTATCTAGCACACGATGGACGTTATGAGCAAATGCTTAACGCACTTCCAGATGTTCAACGGAAGCAGCTTTTAGAAGGCAACTGGGATATTACAGAGGGTGCTGCATTTACTGAATTTGATTTAGATATGCATGTTATTACACCGTTTGAAATTCCTATTGGCTGGGAAAGAGTTAAAGGTATTGACTATGGCTATGCTTCAGAAAGTGCATGTGTTTGGGGTGCTGTTGACTCTACTGATGGTACATTAATAATATATAGAGAACTGTATCGGAAAGGACTTACAGGTGTTGACTTAGCTCAGCTAATTACTAATATGGAGTTAGAAGACCCATATAGTGTCCAAGGCGTATTAGATACAGCAGCATGGAATAGAACAGGTACAACAGGCCCTACAGTAGGAGAGACATTACAACGTGCAGGTCATAAACTGCGTAGGGCCGATAAAAATAGAATACAGGGTAAAATTCAAATACATGAATATTTACGTGTACAACCAAGCGGTAGGCCAAAAATACAAATATGTAATAACTGCCCTAATTTAATACGTGAACTACAAAGTATACCATTGGATAAATCTAACCCTGAAGATGTAGATACACATGCCCCGGATCATGCTTATGATGCGTTACGTTACTTAATTATGTCAAGACCAAAAGTTAATGATATATTTAATCAATTTAAACATCTAAGAATGGAACAAGCTTATACACCCGTTGATGCGGAATTTGGATATTAATTAAAGGAGACTATTATGTCGAACGAAGTTGTAGATATTAGGGATACAGGACGAAACTCTGCAAGGACAGGGGATGTTCGTGAACTTTCTGATAATGTAATTACTTCAGCAACCTCAACTACTACAGGAACCATTGCTGTCACAGCAGATGCAACCTATGATGTTAGCTTTACGCAACCTGCTGATACTTCAATTAAGAATCTTATTATGATTGCTAACGGTAACTTGGTTACTGCTGGTGCATCAGGAGATGACATTGACTTTGATTTGGGAACAGCCGCAGGTGGTGGTCAAATTATTAATGAAAAAGCTATTGCAGATGATGGTGGCTCTGCTGTAACTATTACAGCTAACACGCCTCTTTATATTATTGCTAATGGTATTCCGGCAGCAGCTAATGCTTTTTCAACCATGAGTGGTGGTCCCGCTACATCAGAGGCTATGACGCTATCAGCGTCACTATATAGCTCTGCTGCACGTACTTTGCATATACGACTCAAGCCGCTTGCTAATGACTTGGCTACCGCAGCTACTACAGCTACGTTTATTATTGAGTTTCAGCATCTTGGCGTGACTCCTGACTAAGGAAAAATAATTAGTGGCTGAGGAAAATAATCTAACATCTAACGAACTTTACTTTGAGAAAGTCGAAGATGAACAAGGTATAAATCTTACCCTTGAAGAAAGCTTACGCAATAATCTTGTGGGCTTACTTGAAGATAGATTTGTGTCTGCTGAACATGCAAGAGATTTAGATGAGGGCCGATGGCTTGCAGCTTATCATAATTATCGTGGTCTTTATGGTAAAAATGTAAGATTTCGTGAATCTGAAAAGTCACGTATTTTTGTAAAAGTAACTAAAACAAAAGTCCTTGCAGCCTTTGGGCAACTAGTAGATGTTGTTTTTGGAGCTAATAAATTTCCTATTGGCGTAACTGAAACTAAAGTTCCTGAAGGTGTTTCTGAATTTGCTAGAGTAGAAGAACCGGGAATAGAAACTTCTTTACCTGAAGCTACAGAAGATACTTCTCCAGAAGATAATCCTTATGATATAGGCTATGAAGGTGATGGACGAGTATTAAAACCCGGAGCTACTTTTGCTACAGGTAAGTTTGAAGATATTAAACTTGATAAACTTGCAGAAGAAAAAGATATGCTTAAAGAGGGGCCTTCATTAAACCCTCAGATTCTTCAAATTAGTCCTGCACAAGAAGCAGCTAGACGAATGGAGAAAATTATACACGATCAAATAGAGGAGTCAAATGGCGCTAGTGAAATTAGGAATGCATTATTTGAGTCGGCTTTGTTTGGCACAGGTATTGTCAAAGGGCCGTTCAATTTTAACAAAACATTACATAGGTGGACCGAAGGAGACAACAATAGTAGAGATTATTCTCCTATTAGTGTGCGGGTTCCTCGTTTGGAATTTGTTAGTATTTGGGACTTTTTCCCAGACCCAAACGCAACAAGCATCAACGAAGCGGAATATATATTTCACAGACATAGAATGAATCGTACACAGCTTCGTGGTCTTAGTAAGATGCCTTACTTTAATAAAGAAGCTATTCGTGAATGTCTTATGCTAGGACCAAACTATATTGAAAAAGATTATGAACAAGAATTAAAAGATGACAATAGGACTGATGACTATGGCGCATCCCAGTTTGAAGTTTTAGAGTATTGGGGAGTAATGGATGCGGAATACTGCCGTCAAGTAGGCATGGAAATACCTGAAGAAATAGACGACCTTGATGAAGTTCAAATAAATGCGTGGGTCTGTAACGGTAAAATGCTTCGCAGTGTTGTAAATCCATTTACTCCCTTTCGTATTCCTTACCAAGCTTTTAGTTATGAAAAGAATCCTTATAGCTTTTTTGGTATTGGCGTAGCAGAAAACATGGATGATTCTCAAAAGATTATGAATGGTCATGCAAGAATGGCTATTGATAATCTTGCTTTATCAGGTTCAGTAGTTTTTGATGTAGACGAGACTGCTCTTGTGAGTGGTCAGTCTATGGAAATTTATCCGGGTAAAGTATTTAGAAGGCAAGCCGGTGTTCCCGGTACAGCTATTAATGGTTTGAAGTTTCCAAATACTACTATAGAAAATATGCAGATGTTCGATAAATTTCGACAACTTGCAGATGAACAAACAGGCATACCTAGTTACAGTCATGGTCAAACAGGTGTTCAAAGCATGACACGTACTGCATCAGGTATGTCAATGTTGCTCGGAGCAGCTTCATTAAATATTAAAACTGTTATTAAAAATCTTGATGATTTTCTTTTAAAACCTTTAGGAGAAGCATACTTCCAATGGAATATGCAGTTTCTAGATTCTAAACTAGGAGTAGAAGGTGATTTAGAAATTAGAGCTACAGGCACTAATAGCTTGATGCAAAAAGAAGTAAGAAGTCAACGACTAACAATGTTCCTTCAGACAGCAGCTAATCCTGCTGTAGCACCTTTTATTAAGATGAGTAAACTTATTAGTGAACTTGCCTACAGTCTTGATCTTGATCCAGATGAACTAATGAATGATCCTGAAGAAGCTGCTCTTATGGCACAAATTATAGGAATGCAAAATGCTAGACAAAACACTGGCCCGGAAGCTGGCCCCCTTGACCAAGGACAAAGCCCAATGGAAGGTGATGCAGGAGTACCTCCAGAGCCTCAAGACCTTGGAGTTACAGGTACTGGTGGCGGCAACATCGGAACAGGAAATGTTCCGCAGTCAGGGGAAGATGAATTTTCTGGCTAAATTAGAATCTTTACCTGCTGAAGTAGACGAAGCACTTAATAGGAAAGAATATGATGAATAGAAGTATGCTATCACCAAAGCGTGAAAAATTTGCAGAAGGATTTGCACCTATATCCTCTACAGATAGAAAAGAATATTTCCAATTAAAAGATGCTATAGAAGATGGAAGTAAAACTCCTCAAGAACTATCTCAAGAAGATAAAGAATTAATAAAAACAGTAGAAGCTGTTTTAGAAGCCGAAAGAAAAGAAAGAGAAAAAAAAGCAGAAGGTGGTAAATTTCCTGATCTTACAGGTGATGGAGAAGTTACTCAAGCAGATATCCTAAAAGGTCGTGGAATATTTAGCGAAGGTTCAGAAGTTGAAGATAATGAATTTACAGCTAGAATAAAAGAACTTACAGATCAAGGAAAAAGTCGTAGTTATGCTACGCGAATAGCTACTAAGGAACGGAATAAACGAAATTACGATGCACTAACTCCTGAAGAAAAAGAAAGGCGGCGTGAATTATTTAAAAAATCAGGTGGTACAAGTATTACAGAAAGAATGCTTAAAGATGGAACGGTGCAAAGAAGTGTATTAAAAGATGGTATTGAAACAATAACAACAATAAAAAAGGATGGTACAAAAACTGTGACTGTAGATGGAGTAGAAAGAGAAAAGAAAGCAGAAGGTTCTATGATGATGCCTACAGAGGGTATGCCAGTAGATACCTATCCAAACATTCCAGAAGATGAAATGGAAGAAGCAATGGCTTCACAACTTCCAGATGAAGAAATGGAAGATAATTATATTGAATATGTGATGGACGAGTCACTTAATGATGAAGAACAAGATTATTTAGCAGATGTATTACAAAATGATCCAAGACTATCAGATATTTTGGATAAAGTAATTACAGTTGCTTCAGAGTTTTCGGGTGCTGGCGAAGTAGATGGCCCCGGAACTGGTGTATCAGATTCTATCCCCGCTAGACTTAGCGATGGAGAATTTGTTATGACTAGAAAAGCTACCGATCAAATTGGCGCAGAGAATCTCCAACGTATGATGGATGATGCCGAACGTGCTTATGATGGTGGTGTACAGTCGATGGCTATTGGTGGAATGGTTGAAGAAGAGGAAGAAGAGTTAAACTCTATGAGCCAGACAAGAGAAGAAATTGAAAAGCTTATGATGTCTTCTAACCAGTCACCTAGTCTTCGGTAATTTTTATGGCTACCTTGGTAAGTCAAGCCCCATTTACTCGACGGAGTTAATATGGCTACCTTGCAAAACACAAGCCCCATGAAGGAGATTGAGAATGTCAGAACTACAACAAGAAGAGGAAATTGCTAATCCTTATAACGCTCGTAAGCCTTGGCATACGGACAACGAACCCAAAAGTTTGGGTAGTGCAGATGGATTATTTTATGAAGAACAAGAGGCTACCCTCGATGAAGAGGCCCCTGTTGATAATGTTCAACCTCGGAAAAGAACTAACTATAAAAAGAGATATGATGATCTAAAAAAACATTATGATACTAAACTAGCAGAGTTTAAGCAAAAAGAAGAAGAACTTCTTGCTATGGCTCAAAAGGCTCAACCTGCTTATGAACCGCCTAAATCTGAAGAAGAATTAGAAAGTTTTAAACAAGAGTATCCTGATTTGTATAATACCGTTGAGACTGTAGCACATATGCAGAGTCAACGACAGGTTGCTGATCTTGAAGCGCAACTACAGGCTATGCGGCAACGTGAGTCTGAGGTTTTGCGACGAGAAGCTGAAAACACACTTAAGGAACGTCATCCTGATTTTGAAGATATCAGAGGAGACCAAGACTTCCATGAGTGGGCTAAACAACAACCTGAACAAATACAAGACTGGGTTTATAATAATCCTGACAATGTTGCTTTAGCTTCAAAAGCTATTGATCTTTATAAGTTAGAAACTGGACAATCTCAAACAAAATCACAGCCCAGACCTCAACGGCAGCAAGGAAGTGCAGCAGATATGGTATCAACTAAAACTACCTCTGTTGACACTAAGCAGCCTAAAATCTGGACTGAAAGGGAAATCGCTGCTATGTCCCTTGATCAGTTTGATAAATATGAAGAAGATATTAAACAAGCTATGACGGAGGGCAGAGTAGTAAAATAAATGTTTTACTAGGAGTATATTAACATGGCTTCAAACACATCAGACCAATTTTTTGAACCTAGCACAGATACTAATGCTAACTTTGGTAATTCTGTATCAGGTCAAAATAACTCATTCTTCCTGCCGAAGGTTTATTCCAAGCAGGTACTTAACTTTTTTCGTAAATCTTCTGTAGTAGAAGCAATTACGAATACTGACTATGCTGGCGAAATTTCAGCCTTTGGTGATACTGTGCGTATTATTAAAGAACCTGTAATTACAGTTGACCAGTATGAACGTGGTGGCACAATCTCAGCTACTAAACTGACTGACCAAGAGCTAAATCTAATTGTTGATGTTGCAAACGCATTTAAATTTATCGTAGACGATATTGAAACAAATATGTCTCACGTTAATTTTCGTGAAGTAGCAACTTCTTCAGCAGCTTACGCTCTTCGTGATGCTTTTGATAGTGGCGTTATTGCTGAAATGTTTTCTGGCGTTTCTGCTTCAAGTCCTAACCATGTTCTTGGTTCTGACAATGCTACTGACCTAGCTGCTGGTACTTTCGATGGTACTGGTAACTTGGACATTGGTTTTGCTGGCAGTGAGCATGATCCTATTGATGTTCTTTCTCGCATGGCTCGTTTGCTTGATGAGCAAAATGTACCCGAAGAAGGACGTTGGTTCTTGGCTAATCCTGAGTTTTACGAAGTTCTTGTACAAAGTTCTTCTAAGCTCTTGTCAGTTGATTACAACGCAGGTCAGGGTTCCATCCGTAATGGTTTGGTAAGCTCTGGTAAGCTTCGTGGATTTGATATGTACAAGTCAAATAACATTGCCTCAACGTCTAACGCTGCTGGTAAAGTTTTGGCTGGGCATATGTCTTCTACAGCTACTGCACAAACAATTACCAATACAGAGGTTCTTCGTGATCCTGATAGCTTTGGTGATATTGTTCGTGGTCTTCACGTATATGGCGCAACAGTTCTTCGTCCTGAAGCACTTGTTTCTGCCTTCTACGGTATTGACTAAACTTGAGAGGGGCTACTTCGGTGGCCCCCTCTTTTTGGAGTATTAAATGGCACAACTAGGTTCAGACGAAAAACCTTTTATGATTTCTACAGGAACTATTGTTAGTGCAAAAAGTAGACATAGACGAGGCTTTAATAAAGCTGCTTACAATAAAAATTATGATCGTATCTTTAAAAAAGACCCGTTGTTTAATAGACCAAAAACAGATTTTAAAAAAGACCCTTACTTTAATAGAAATGAGTTTGAAATAGCTAGAGCTAAAAGTAAAACTTTTGAATCTGATCAAGATTAATATGAATAAAGTACCAAGAAAAAAAGGGTATGTACCTAATAAATACACAGGGAGAAATCTTATGTATCATGGTGGTAAGAAAAAAATGGGACACGGCGGCATGGGCATGGGACCGTCTCCTATGGAAGCAGATATGGATCGTCAAATGAAACGAATGATGGGCGGTGGAAGTTCAAGACGATATGGTATGGCACATGGTGGATCAGCAAAATCTGATATTTACGCAATGGAAGATGCTTGCAATCGCATGGCTGGCTATAATAAAAGTCTACCTAAAGGACGATGAAAGTCCAAGCTCCAAAGGGTTATCATTGGATGAAAACTGGTAACACTTATAAACTTATGAAAGACCCAAAAGATGGCTATAAAAAGCATAGAGGTTCTAGTAAATCTGCAAATTTTGAAATACAAAAGGTTCATAAAAAATAATGGCGACTACATATTTGCAATTATCTAATGAGATTTTGCGTGAAATGAATGAAGTAGAACTTACACAGGCTAACTTTGCTAGCGCTGTAGGTATACAAAGTCACGTAAAAGATGTCATTAATAGGTCTTATCTTGACATGGTAAATGAAGAAGCGCAATGGCCTTTTCTTGCCGTGAGCGAAAGCGGTACTACAGACCCCAGATATGGTAATGTAAATATTGAAACAGTAGCAGGTACACGTTGGTATGAATTAAAACCTTCTTCTTCTAGTCTTGTAACAGATTATGGTTATATAGACTGGGATAATTTTCTTGCTACAACCGTAGGAGTTAGTGGAGAAACTGCACCTTTTGAAATGCGGACTTTACGTTTTGTTACTACAGAAGAGTTTAAAGATTTTTATCAATCATCTGAAAATTTAGACGATGCAGATACTCAAAAATATGGTGTACCTAAAAGAGTATTTAAAAGTCCAGATAATAGAAAATTTGGTATTAGTCCTATTCCAGATAAGGTATATAAAATCTGGTTTTTTGCCTACTCACTGCCTACAAAACTAAGTGCCCATTCAGATGAATTAGTTTTTCCTGATTTGTATGTTCCTGTTCTAATTAATAGAGCTAGGTATTATGTTCATCAATTTAAAGATAATGCTCAAGCGGCTGCTTTTTCTTTGGAAGATTATAAAAAAGGAATAAAAAATATGCAGTTAAATTTGATGGCACCTACACCTGATTATTTTAAAGATGACAGAATTAGGTTTGTATAATGGCAGCTTCTTTACCATTTGCTGTTTCTTGTAAAGGAGGGCTAAATAAAAATTTAAGTCAATTTGAAATGTTAGCCAACCCCGGTCTTGCTTCAGAGTTAACAAATTTTGAAGTAGACAATGATGGAGGCTATAGAAGAATTAATGGTTTTACAGCTTTTGGTGGTACAGATGCTACTAGACCAAATAGCTCTAATGCTATACTAGGTCTTTTTGTTTATGCAGATGGTCTTATTGTAACATCTGGTACAAATATATATTTTACTTTAGATGGTATTACATATTTACAAATTAATAGAGCTAGTGTATCTGGTAGTGGAGATAACTATTCTACTTTTACTGGTAGGTCTGTAGCAGCTAGGACAAGTCAAGCCCAATGTAATTTTACTTTTTATGAAGGGGATAGTCAATACGGAGAAGTTGTTATTACAGATGAAAGTTCTGCTTCTAAACCATTTTTATTTAAGATGACAGGAACAGGAACATTAAGTAATAGAACTTATTTTGTAGAAGATATTACAGTTAGTGGGTCGGTAACACCTACTCTTTGCACTATACATGATAGGCACTTAGTTGTTTCTGGAGATTCTGACACACCAAATACTATTTATTACAGCGGTACAGATGATATAAATGATTTTACAAGTACAGGTTCAGGTAGTATTAAATTAGATGATAAAGTTATAGGTATTAAAACTTTTAGATCAGATTTAATTATATTTTGTAAAAATAGTATTTTTAAGTTAATAAATATTAATGACTCTAATACTGTAGCTGTTGTACCTATAACTAAAAACGTAGGTTGTTTAGATAATCATAGTATTCAAGAAATTGCAGGTGATCTAGTATTTTTAAGTCCAGATGGAGTTAGAACTATTGCTGGTACTGCACGTATTGGTGATGTAGAATTAGGAAGTGTTAGTAGACAAATACAACCTGTTATAGAAGAAATTGCAGCAGATATTAAAGATTTAGTTGTTGATAGTGTAGTTTTAAGACAAAAATCTCAGTATAGAATATTTTATACTTCGGCTGGTCAAGCTCCTTCTGCATCAAAAGGAATTATTGGTTCTTTAACTTCAAAAGGTTTTGAATGGTCAGAAACACTTGGTATACAAGCAAGAGCTATTACATCTGGATTTAACTCTGATGGAGTAGAACAAGTATATCATGGTGATAAAGATGGGTATATTTATTTACATGATACAGGAAGTAGTTTTATTCATGCAGGATCATCAGCTAATATAAAAGCTACATATAGTACACCCAATTATGATTTTGGAGATTTCGGTACACGAAAAAATATGAGATATGCTAAAATATCTATAAGTCCTGAAGGTAGTGCACAACCAACTTTAAGAGTTCGGTATGACTATGAAGATACAAATGTTCCTCAACCTTTAGACTATACTTTAGTATCTGTACCTTTACCCGCAGTTTTTGGCACAAGCACATTTGGTTCTGCATTTTTTGGAGGAACAAATGATCCTATGGTTAGGCAAGCGATTCAAGGCGGTGGCTTTACAGTTAATTTTAGATTGAGGTCGGAAGATACAAACCCACCTTATGCTATTAATGGTATGTATTTAGATTACATACCGTCAACTAGGAGATAACATGGCGAGTTATACCAGACAAAGTACTTTTGCAGATGGAGATACAATTACTGCTGCATTATTTAATAATGAATATAATCAGCTTTTAACTGCATTTTCATATTCTTCTGCTGGGACAACAGGACATAAACACGATGGGACAGCAGGTGAAGGCGGTCATGTTCCACAGATAGGCGATCAAGATTTTCTTAATAAAGTTGTAGTAGATAGTACAAATAATAGAGTAGGTTTTTTTGTACAAGTTTCTAGTAGTGCAGTAGAGCAAGTAAGAGTTCAAGACGGTGCTGTTGTACCTGTTACAGATAATGATATTGATTTAGGTACTAGCTCATTAGAATTTAAAGATGGTTATTTTGACGGGACAGTATACGCAGATGCTATAAACTTTAACGGCACTGCTATTACAGCTACAGCCGCAGAACTAAATATTTTGGATGGTGTAACCTCTACAGCATCAGAATTAAATATTCTGGATGGTGTAACAGCTACAGCAACAGAACTTAATTATAGCGATACTGGCTCTTCAGTAGGGACAGTAGTAGCCAGTAAAGTAGTTACAGTAGACTCTAATAAAGATGTAGCTAGTTTTAGAAATATTACTCTTACAGGAGAACTAGATGCAGGGTCTTTGGATGTATCAGGGGATATTGATGTAGATGGTACATCTAATCTTGATGTCGTAGATATTGATGGTGCTGTAGATATGGCCTCTACGCTAGCTGTTGGTGGTGTTACTACATTTTCTGAACATATTACATTGGCAGATAGTAAACAAGTAAAATTAGGCAATGATGCAGACTTTATTATCTATCACGATGGTTCAGCCAACTATGTTCAAGCTGCAAAACAAGATAGCGACATAATTTTTCGAGGAAATGATGGAGGTTCAGGTGTCGATATGCTGACGCTTGATACGAGTGCAGCGGGTGCAGCTACTTTTAATAGCACAATTACTGCTGTAGGAACTTCAGTTTTTACAAATCTTGATATTAGTGGTGATGTAGATATTGACGGCACACTAGAAACTGACGCACTTTCTATTAATGGTACAACAGTAACTAGTACAGCAGCAGAACTAAACATCTTAGATGGTGTTACTAGCACTGCTGCAGAACTAAATATTCTTGATGGCGTAACAGCTACAACAGCAGAATTAAATATCTTAGACGGTGTAACAGTCACAGCGGCTGAGATTAATACCTTAGATGGCATCACAGCGGTACTGGGTGAACTAAATGCTCTAGACTTAGGCAGTACTGCTGTAGGTACTGCTATAGCTTCTAAAGCTGTAATACTAGATTCTAACAAAGATTACACAGGCATTCGCAACTTTACAATTACTGGTGAGTTAGATGCTGCTACGTTGGATATTTCAGGTGATGTAGATATTGACGGTACTACAAACCTTGACGTTGTAGACATTGACGGTGCTGTGGATATGGCATCTACTTTAGCAGTTGGTGGTGTAGTCACTGCGAACGCTGGCGTTGTGGTAGACAACATTACAATTGATGGGACAGAAATTGACTTGTCATCAGGTGATCTGACTCTTGATGTTGCTGGTGACATTATCCTTGATGCAGATGGCGATGACTTCTTTTTTGCCGCTGCTGGAACAAATTTTGGAAAAATAACTAATTCTTCATCTGATTTTTTAATTAGATCGCTGGTAGAAGATAAAGACATAATATTCAAAGGGGCAGATGGTGGTTCAACTATTACTGCTCTTACTTTAGATATGTCGGATGCAGGTGCAGCTACTTTCAATAACTCTATTACTTATTCAGGCGATTTAATTTCATCAACAGCGGGTACAGATAACACGCGAATTGGTGAAGGTGCTGGCGACAGTATTACCTCTGACGGCGCATACAACATTACCATTGGTAAGGATGCTGGCACCGCGATTACAACGGGCGACCGTAATATTGCCATTGGCGTGGACGCCCTTAAAACAGAAGATGCAGATGGTAAAAACGTAGCTGTTGGTTATAAGGCGCTTGAAGATCAAAATGCTGGTGCTGATGGTCACAACAT